GGGCCGGCGCGCGTGGTGTAATCATTCGGCAAGCGGATACGAAGAGTAGAACCAATCTTCTCGCCGTTCTTGCCGAACTCCTTGTCGTATTGCCTGTCAATGTTCTTGATGAAGGAATTGGAGTTGACGAAAAGCTCGATGGCTTCTCGCGTAATCATTGAAATAGTCAGAAGGCTATTAGCCATGTTTCACCTGTGCTTTTGGTGACAGCCTTTCCCGCTGTCGGTGCTGGTCGCCTGCCCGTGGCGAATGTTAATTGCGGGCTTGCACAGGGTGATTTATGTGGCCTGGACCACGCGCACGGGTTTTAAAGTCCCGGAACTCTAAGCCTTGTTAGGCTCGTTTGGCGAACTTTGCCTGACGGTCTTTCGCACGCGCGGCATACCATTGTTCATCCGTCATTTTGTCGCTCATCTCAACCGAAGGGCTAACGCGGGCCTTGACCGGCTCGGTAGGAGCGGGAGCATTCGACGGCTTGGCTTTTGCTGGTTGAAGGCTCAATTTAACGAACTCCGTTTGTCGGCGATGAGGCTCTAATTCCATGATCCTCTGATATTCGGCTGGGTTCTTCCCGAGTTCGTAAAGAACTTTGGCCGGAGCGTCGGTTCCTAGAATGCCCTGCATAACGTCCATTTCAACAGTGCCTAGCGTGGCAAGGTTTTCAAGAGAGGCCGACCAATCCTTGCCATAAGCCTTTTCACCGGCTGAATTAGTTGTCTCAAGTTCCCTAGCGTAGTTCTGTTGCTGGACGATCCTGGTAGCTTCGCGTTGTATTTCATCGCGGGAATAGTTCTGTGTCGGTGCAGCTTCGCCATCGGCAGGGCGTTTAGCTAATACTTCAAGATCGGCTATGCGCTGCGTGGCTTCAGCTAAGGCTCTCTCACGGTCTTTTATTTTTGCATGTTGTTTGCGTAATTGTTTATCGCGCCAGTCCTGGGTTTCTTCCGGCTTTTCCGGTTCTTTTACTTCCTCTTTAACCTCAGCAACTTCAGGCTCGGCAAGAGGTAATTCGGGCTGAACTTCTGGTACATTGACTTCAGCAACTTCAGCAGGCGTCTTTGGTGTCTCTACCGGCTGTTCAACTACAGCTTCTATAACTTCATCGGCCATTATAGTCTCCCTTCGCACTGGGAACCCGCCAGGACGGTTTCATAAAGCTCAGTAAATGCTAATTCTAATTCTTTTCGTTCTTTTGTTTTGAACGATGTCATAACAAAACTAACCGCAGCTAAAGCCTGCTTGGCAGTTTCATTGCTGATTTCAGGCATCGGTCATCCCGGCTTGGAAAAGGTTCTTAGCTTTGCTCTTATGTTCTCTATTGCGATCTTCAATTAACGCGTCAAATATCCGCTCTTTCATGACTGCCGATACTTCTGTCTTGCCAAGCATCGCGGCCAATATCTTGCGAGCCAAGGCTAGATGATGCAGCCATCCGGGGCGGTACATCTTGATTGATCCGTCAGCCTGCACCCATTGCCCGCGCATGTAATGCTTAAATGTGGGGAAGGCTTTACGGAAGCCTACGGAACGGTTGTTTTCATAAAATGTTCCGGCAATCTCCTTAGCCATGCTACGGACTGTGCGTTCTGTCATGATCCTGTCCAAGCCCCGCCTGGTTGTTTAGCCGCACCCATGAATGGCGGAATGTCATTGCCTTCTACAAGAGGACTAGACCCATCATCCTCGCCCGTATCAGCACGATCAACCGCACGATCCATATTATCGTTGCGCATGTCGTTCAAAGTCTGCCCGATGGTCATAAGCAGCTTGTGCATTTCGATATTTGCGTTCTTAAGATCTACAATTGAATTGGTTTCCGCAGTAAGACGTGAACTATCGGCTTCAAACCGTTTGATTGAGTTATCTTCGTCCTTGTTCTTAAGTTCAAGGTTCTTTTCAGCTAGTTTCTGGATTAACTCACCAACTTGTCCTTGCGCCTGCTTCAAGTTCTCGGTTAAGGCTGTTAGTTGTGGTGTAGTACCACCATCTTCAAGCAAATACGGCGCATTGGCTGCGATCTTACGGCGTAAACGCTCTGCAATCTTGTCAGCCAACGGGAAATCTGCGCTCCTGAACATCAAGTCGCCAATCTCGTCTATCAGTGCCGGCGCTCCGGTGACAATCTGCACGAAAGCATTCCATGCTTCCTGTCTCTGTGTTGCGTAAGCGGGACCAACATCGCTTTCGACCTCGTATTTACCTACGTTGGGATTGAATAGGACGTTGGTAACATCGTCCTCTTGTTGTTTTTGGTAAGCTTGCTCGGCCTGCGGATCGAGAGTGACTTTGGACTGTACACCGTCCTTACCTAAAATCTGAATTACCCGCTTGGTGTCATAAATATGTGGAACGAGATCGATGATAAGACGACCCAGAAAGCGAATAGCAAGAGCAAGATTATTGACGTAGAGATAGTTGGCCGTGTCTCCCTGCCTTTGCCTTTCAGCAATGGCCTTCCCTGATTTTTCATTGCCGTCCTTGCCGAGTTGGGCGTTTTCCATGCCGCCCACCATCGCCATTTCATTGTCGGCAATCTGCATTCCCTTGATAAATGCGTCGATGGATTGAGGTGGGGTTAGACGTTCAGGCTTTGGTAGTTGGTTTCCATCAGGGTCCATGTGCTTGTAAGTGAGATAAGCGGCATTCGACGTATTAGCATTATTCCAGGCTGCTTCGTTTCCTTCAAATGCTGCAGCAGGTCCAACCCAAGGCGTCTTAGTCTGTAGAGCAACGCCTTCGGTCTGCTGTGATGTGTTATAGTTGTACATACGCTGCGCGTCTTTAAGACCACGCACAAACCCTTTGCGCTCTAGCTTTCCTTCGATAACTCTTTCAATCCCCACCACACGGACGATAGGAACATACCTACCTTTAAGCTTACGCTGGTCAATGATGGTATTGCCGGCAATCTTGTACCATTCGAGATTACGGTTGACGATCTTGCGCTTTTTGTATTTGCCTTCAACGAGGGTATCTTTAAAGCCTTTGGGGGCTTCAGATGCCTTGAAGGTAGCCTGCCCGCCTTTGTCATCTTCCACCCAATACAGTTCGTCATTGGTTTCAAGAATGCGATAATACTCTGCACATCTCACATAATCGTCCTTGACCCAATTATCAGCGTCGTTCAGTCCAGTAGCGGTTCCCAACCTATCAATTTCAACGTCAGGATTGCGCTTTTCAAATTCCTTACGCGGTTCCTCATCAAATATAAATCCATACAAGGCGTCGGAACCGTCTTTCTGTTTAATGTCGCAGTCGAGATAAACCGCTAGATGATTGGATACCGGCTCAATCCGCAGTTCCTGATCAAAACTATCGTCCTCGGTGTATTTCTGACTGAGGCGAAAATATCCTACACCGCCTTCCACCTGACTGTCAGTTGCATCGTCATAGATATTCTGTGCTGCAGACTTGTATTCAATGTCCCTGACAATGCCTTCATAGATTTGAGCGCTATCATAAGAGCTTTCATTCCCAGTCGGCTTAATCGAGACTGAAGGCTTGTTCTGCCGTGCATCGTTGGTAATCATAGACACAAGGCGCTGCGTCTTATTGATCGTCAAAGCCGGTCGTTTATTAACCTCTCGATCCCGTCTTAGATCGTCCGGCCATTGCCAGCCATTATCGCTATCCGCATTGGCGAACTTCACATCCAGAAGATATAGCCGGCGGAAATCACTTTCCCAATCCTGGCATTTCTTGAAGCGATCCTTCGCTTCTTGAAGAATTTTTGTATCCTCAGGATCGTTACCATCGTCTGGAATGTACGAGCGTTTAGCCATCAACTCATCCAGCCTTGGCTGTGCGCTTCGGCGTAAACTCGCTCTTGATCAAACTTAGGCTGCTCTGTCGTGCCTTCACGCAGCCATACCGGATAATAGGTAAATGCATCTGCCGGATCGCTCTCATCATGGTCAGGCTTGGCCGAACGCTGGCCACGTTCTGTCACTTTATAACGATACCTTGTAAGGCTCATAACTCCGTCCGATGTAGGACCTTCCGCAATATTTATACGCTGGAATAATGCGCGGGTAGCATTAATGCGATTGACGATAGAAACTCGTGGCACAAGCTTAACCTTATCTCCGTAGATAGCTCGCACCTGCTTTTCAATGGTGTTACCCATTTTATTTCCGCGCGCGGATTGGTGGGCTTGAGCTGCGTCATGCGGTAGCAAAATGTATTTCACCTTAAGTTTGCGGGCTTCAATCTCATCAAGATAATGATCTATGCCAAATCCTACGTTACCGTAATAATCAACCGCATTATGTTCCATCCCCATTTGCTGCCATGCCCACCAGCAGCACACGTCATGATCCCCCAAGTCGAATGAAAAAATACAGGGCTTCGTTCGATCTAATTTGATATGCGGGCTAATGCGCTTTTCCTGAATAGCCAGCGCAATCTCTTTGGCAAATATCGCCCCTTGTAATGTCTTGCGGGTCTTGCCTTCCCAGACAGTTCGGTAATTATCTTCATCCTTGATCCGTGCGGCTTCCATTTGGGCACGAAGTATCTGCGGGAAAAACGGATTATCCTTATAGGACATTTCAACCGATACACAGCCAGTGGGAGGATCAATAACAAACCTTTTGTAAGTCTCATCAGTATCAAGTTCCGGGTTGAACTCCACCCAGACCTCAGACCCGTTATCGAATGGGCCAAATGGAGGATCGCGCCGCACTGTTGGTAAAACTTTCTCCCATGAATTGAAAGAAACGCTATCAGCCTCGAATACCGCGAATATATCGATGGCTTCCATTGACTTGATCGAGTTGACGTTGTTGCGAATGCCAACGAATGCAAACTTTGTCCCGTTAAGTCCCACTATCTCAGACTTGAGAACGCTATAAAAATCACCGTAATCTAATTCTGAAATCTGATCGCTTATCAGCTTATGCACGCTTTCCTGAATGGATTTTTGTATCTCACGGGCGCAGACGATAAACAACTTACGCCTGCGGCCTAAGATCAACAGCGCCCTGGCAAACGACCACGAAGCTGATTTACCGCGACCTCCGTAGATGCACTTGTAAGGATGCGGCTCAAATAGAAACGCGGTCTTTTCAGGGAAATTTACCCGAACGGTGGTCAACGGTAGCTCACTGTTATGTCGGTAGTCCCGGACGTAACCACTGTCAGTCCAGTGTAGAAAGCAACGTCGAATGTGATTGTGGACTCGGAAGTCAACAGCATGGTGGCGATTTTGGTTCCGGCGGCTGTCAATGAATCATAGATAGTGACCGTTACCGTTGAACCCTTGTTGTTAACTACAATAGAATGCAGTGATCCAGCGCCGGTCTTTACCAAAGTTGTTTTGGCCGATGCGATATTATTAAACAAATTGTTATAGCCGGTGTTCACAGGAACGCATGACTGACCGCCGTTGGCACTGAAGTTATTGACGCAGAGCATAACCGGCATCTCTGCTAATGCCGCCACAGGCAGCAACAATAGCGCGAGTGAAAGAATTATCCGTTTCATGCTTGCCTCTATGATTGGAGAAAGTCGCCGGGGTTTTCATGCCCCGGCGCAGTTGGAGGAATTACATGCGATACCAAACGGTCCCAACGTAAATAAACGAATAACCATACGTTCCCGTAGTGGAAATCGTAATGGCTGTGGGAGCATTGGAAATCGTTTGGCCGGCAGCACCGTTTAACGTTAACGCGCTGACAGTTTGCGAGCTAGAGATACGCACAATCTGACCCTGATACGGTGCAGTAGGCATCGTCACGGTCAGTGCGGCAATCGTCCCAGCCGGCGTAATTAGATAGTTCGTAGTGCCATTGGGGATGATTACCGAAGCAGTAGTCAAAGGCGTAACGGCATTCACGCCGCCAGAAGCCAGCGATGGCGTAGGAATACGAACCGTGGCAGGGTTAATGCCCTGGGCTAACATGGTATCCGCCGGCACCATTTCACTACCAGTAATACCAGTTGGGCCGGCAGGAACAGCAGGACCGTTACAAGTTGTTAGAACAGCACCAGTCGTTGGGTTAGTGGCGAAGTTCACGCAAGTCGCCGTTCCGCCAACGATGGGATAGCCGAGAAACACGCCAGCCGCGATAACGGTAGTGGCAAGAACAGCCAGCCCTAGCGCGGCGATGATTAGACGTTTCATAGAAGTCTCCTGGTTAAAGTTTGAATAGCGCCGCCGCCAGCTTTTCGAGGGCTTGCGGTTCTCCACGCATGACTAACATGAAGTTCTTATCGTAAAGAGCAATCCAAGGACCGTTCTTAACGTAACTTAGGAAAGGATATATGCGCTTCGCGGTTATAAGGTCGTCTATGCTGTGATGATGCCAAGCTCTTGCATAAACTATCTCGGCACTCATTAAGAGCGAGCCGTAGATAACACCCGACAATAAAAGCCCCAAACCAAGCAGTCGCCGGGGATTGCAGCGGGAAACCAAAACAGCCAATGAC